TGCTTTACAGCGGTAGCCATCCCACCCACGCCCACACTTAGCCGGAGTAACTTCATCAAAGTGACCGATGAAGGCTCCATCGCCGAAAGTGGGAAGAAGCATGGCCTTACGCCATTTAGCAGGGGCATAGCTGCGAAGCCATGCCCTGACACCTTGTAGCCTAACGATCAGCTCGCTATCCACCCAGGTTGCCCATCTCTGTTCGAGACGGAATATCTGATTGTGGATTTTGAAAAGATCTATTAGGGTCCTCGGTGGCTTCTTGACGTAAAACGGCGTCACGTCCATGCCTAAGAAGAAGTGCGAACCGCAACTCTCCCTAAACGGACCGTACCAGTAGCTTTTATCGGCATTTGGAGTAAAACCCAAATACCGCAAGAGGCCCATGGTATGCTCCGCGACCTCCACAGGAACGACTAAGTCGTCTCCATAGGCGGTCACACGGCGTGAATCAGCCCCATGTATATCTGCTACCGCCCTGCAGAGACACCAAAAGATCAGTGTCTCAAGCTCGAACGTGTAGCCATTACCCATGCTGCTGAACTTCTGGTAAAATATTTTTTCACCAGAAGGAAGAACTCCGTAGGGGCTACGAGTTTGCCCTAAAGCCTCGCACCACTCGGAAGGCACCAAGAGTTCTACAAGGGCACGAGAGATCGTGTCACTTGCTAGACTCAAATCGATTGTAGCCAATAAACCAGTAGCTGAGCCTTCACAGGCAAGATTCTGATTTACCGTCTGGGTGTTCAAGTCCAGACCGGCTTGTTTCAATCGACGACGAATTAGCTTACCGATACCTAATTGAATATACATATTCATATCAGGCTCGATGGCTATCGTACGGTGCGTTTTGTAGTTCTTCGGGACAGTGACTATGCGATTGCCGGGGACGATTTTGCATCGCCCGACACCTAGCTCCTCCGGTAAAGGCTCAACATACCGAGCCCACAGGGGGTTGTGCTGCAACGCAGCATTAGCTAGAATCGCATTACCGATCGTTGTCTCGGGATTACCCGAGTATTTGTGAGCGGCATCCGCCTTGCGGCGGTTCAACCTTGTTGAGGCACCTTTGCCCCAGGAAAAGTTCTCAGCCGCCTCATCCCAGCTGAACTCACGCAGCACCCTACGGACGTAACGACGCGCCAGCGTAATTGCTGGAGCGTTGGCAGAATCTGCCCAAGTCCGAAGGCGACGGTTAGAGTTCAGACAGGAATGTTCCGCCTCTATGAATCGCTCCCAAGTTGCCTCCTCTTTCTTTTTCGACGGTTTCCCGTCGTCGAGTTTCGAGAAGACTTGAGATGAGAAGTACTTAATAGCAAAGTCAGTAATACTAGCGTTAAAGTTAGTACCATGGCTGGCTAAAGAGTCGCCGGTGAAGTCAGGGGGAGGCAAACAACCCCCTCCTGGCTCTCCGTACGGCCCGGCGTACCCTGCAAAGGGGCCACCGAGCGCTTCGGCGATACGCTCGTGGATACGAGCGAGGGGCGGAGCACAAGCAACGAGAGCAGCCCTAAAGCTGCGATGACTGACAGAAGCCATAGGAAAATCCTCATGGTTGAAAGCCCCAGTGGGGCATTCATTAGGCGGGTGGCGATGTCTCCATCGCCCTTTGAAGTAGACATCGAGTACGCCGAGCTACGGAATTAACCGTAGTACGGCTCGATGTTATACAGCGAGGGACGGATGGTCGCATTGCCAAGACCGTTGATGACGTAAGCCACCAGGTCTTTCCGCTCTTGGTCAGTCG